GAAATATGAAGACTTTGAACAAGTCGCATACAACCCAAAGCTTCCAGTCACAACCGTGATGGCAGAAGCAATTCAGTATTCTGATGTGGGCCCGGACATTGCCTACTTCTTGGGATCAAACCCAAAAGAAGCTGAACGCATTTCTCGTTTGACGCCTTACGCGCAGGCAAAAGAGATTGGTAGGCTTGAAGCCAAATTGGTTGATAGTCCACCTGTTAAGAAAACTTCGAGCGCTCCAACTCCGATTACGCCTGTGACTGCCCGTAGCACGGGAAGTCCTGCCTACGATACCACTGACCCGCGTTCTACTAAGACTATGACGACGAGCCAATGGATTGAGGCAGAAGAGCAGCGTATGCGGAAAAAGTTGGAAACACGATACCGCTAATCACTTCTAAAGGAAATTTGCTGTGGCAAATAACATTCTTACCATTGATATGATCACCCGGAAAGCTCTCCAGATTCTGGAGAACAACCTGGTTCTGACCCGTAACGTCAACCGTCAGTAAACATCAAGTCTAGCTGACGCTAAACCCCGTTAATTGCTGGAAACCCCTTAAGCATCATGAACCACAACGTAGCCGGAAACAGCAAGCGTGATGGTCTGAAAATTGTGATGATTGGGCAATCAGCAGCCAAGCGTCTTATCATTAACAGTGATATGATGAAGGTTCAACGACTAGCCGAAAGGCGTAGCTCCCAAGTGGGAGCGAAATGCGGGGCAAGCATGAAGCGACCAATTAGCGAACGATTTTTTGAAAAAGTAAGCGTTAACGAGAACGGATGTCATGAGTGGACTGGGTGCATCATGCCTAATGGCTATGGTCAGTTCCACAAAGACGGAAAGACTGCTTACGCGCACCGCGTAGCCTATGAATTGGCTAATGGTGTTGCAGCAGACTTTGTTTTGCACAAGTGCGATAACCGCAAGTGTGTCAATCCGGGACATTTGTTCTCTGGGACTTTTGACGACAATATGGCCGATATGGTTGCCAAAAAACGTCAAGCGCATGGCGAAAAGAATAGCCACGCAAAGTTAAACGCTGAAAAAGTAAAAGCGATACGTAGCGAAGTTGGTTTGCACCGAGAAATCGGCGCTAAGTACGGCGTAACAGCATCATTGGTTTCAATGATCCGTTCAGGCCGAATTTGGCGGAATGTTTGAAGATATAGTCTGACCCCTAGTGAAAGCTAGGGCCGCGAAAGCGGGATGTGGAGTAACGATCCGCATCAAACATTGTGATGACGATAGTTTCGCTGTTGAAGGTGCCAAGATCGGCTCCACCCTGCGTATCCGCCTGCCTGACCGCGCTCTGGTTACCGACGGTGCCGCCCTGCAAGTTCAGGACGACAACGAGCAATCCACGACCTTGACTGTTGCTAACCAAAAGCACATTGGTGTGAATTTCACCTCTGCCGAGCTCACCATGCAATTGGATGACTTCGCAGAACGTGTGTTGAAGCCTCGCGTTAGCCAACTGGCTGCTTCGATTGATGCTGACGTTGCCAATGCTTACAAAGAGATTTACTCCTCCGTTGGCACTCCTGGCACGACCCCCGGCACCTCTTTGGTTCTGCTGCAAGCCCAGCAAAAGCTGAACGAGAACGCAGCCGGTATGAGCCCCCGTTATGCCACCGTCAACCCCGCCGCCAACGCAGGTCTGGTTGAAGGTCTGAAGGGTTTGTTCAACCCAGGCGATGTCATTTCTAAGCAGTTCAAGAATGGCATGATGGGCACTGGCGTTCTGGGCTACGACGAGATCAACATGTCTCAGTCTATTGCCAACCACACGACTGGCGTCACTCCTACGGCTCCTATCGTGGCTACCACGGTGTCGGCTCAAGGCGCCACCTCGTTGGCAATCACCTTCACCAGCGGCTCGCCTACCTTCAAGGTCGGTGACGTGTTCACCATCGCTGGCGTGTTTGCTGTTAACCCCCAGACCCGTCAATCGACCGGCGCACTGCAACAGTTCACTGTAACTTCTGACGTGTCCGTGTCTTCTGGCACTTCTGCAACCTTGAGCGTTTCGCCTGCTATCTTCACCTCGGCTCATGCCTTGGCAACGGTTAACGCTTTCCCGGCTGCCAGCGCTGCTCTGACGTTCCTCGGCGGCTCTGCTACCGGCTACGCTCAGAACTTGGTGTATCACAAGGATGCGATCACTTTCGCAACCGCCGATCTGTTGCTGCCCCAAGGTGTGGATATGGCTTCCCGCCAAGTTCACAACGGCATTTCGATGCGTATTGTTCGCCAATACGACATTAACAATGACCGTATGCCTTGCCGTATTGACGTTCTGTACGGTTACAAGGTCATTCGTCCTGCGATGGCTTGCCGTATCTGGGGCTAACGTATACAAGGGGCTTCGGCCCCTTTTTGTAACTTTTTTAAGGAAAATATTATGGCTCTCCCATCAGTCGGTGGTGGTTTTCAACTTGGTGACGGCAATCTCAATGAGATTTTCTTGGGCGAAATGGCTGACCCCCAGACCGCAACCGCAACTGCAACGCTGACCGCTGCGCAAGTTACGGGTGGTATGTTGGTTGCCAACCCCAGCACGTCTGCCGCTTCGTACACTCTGCCAACCGTGGCATTGACCGAAGCTGTTTTGGTCAACGCCAAAGTCGGTTCTACGTTTGAACTGGCCCTTGTCAATCTGGGCACTAGCTCTGGTGCAGTCACTGTGCTGGTCGGCACTGGTTGGACGATTGTTGGTAACGCTGTTGTTGCTGTTACCTCGTCTGCTCGCTTCCTTGCTCGCAAGAGTGATGTTGGCGCCTGGGTTCTGTACCGCGTTGCCTAAGTAGTAAAAGCCCTGCGCCAGCAATGGCGTGGGGCACTTATCATGCCCATGATCTATTTAAAACATCCTCAACACGGCTCCAAAATTGCCAGCATTGAGATTGAGGCGCAGGAAGATGAACGGAATGGCTGGGTGCGTTATACTCACGACACGCCTTCTTTGTCTGAAGATGCGGCTCCCGTGAATGAACTGGAAGTTAAGCGTCGGGGACGACCCCCAAAGACACAAACGCAAGGAGCGTAAGAAATGGCATCAGCCGGTGAAATTATCAACTCAGCACTCCGGCTGATTGGGGTAGTCGCTGAAGGCGAAACACCTTCGCCTGAGACATCTCAAGACGCGCTTGCTGCCATGAATCAGATGATTGATTCTTGGAACACCGAGCGCCTGATGATCTACAGCACCCAGGATCAAGTGTTCACTTGGCCTGCGGATGAAATCCAGCGCACCCTTGGCCCTACTGGTGACTTTGTTGGCAATCGTCCCGTCCTTCTGGACGATTCCACCTACTTTCGAGATCCAACGACAAACGTGTCGTTTGGCATCAAGATGGTTACCCAGCAGCAATACAACGGCATTGCTGTGAAGACGGTGACCTCTACTTACCCACAGGTCATGTGGGTAAACATGGAGTTTCCAAATATCCAGGTGACGGTCTACCCTAAGCCAACTCGGGCTTTGGAATGGCACTTTATTTCGGTGGATGAGTTGGTTCAGCCTGCAACGCTGGCAACGACTTTGTACCTGCCACCCGGCTACCTTCGAGCATTCAAGTACAACTTGGCGTGCGAGATTGCACCAGAATTCGGCGTGGAGCCTTCGCCTACGGTCAATCGTATCGCGATGACTTCTAAACGAAACTTGAAACGCATCAACAATCCTGACGATTTGATGAGCTTGCCGTATCCGATTGTTGCGACGAGGCAGCGGTTCAATGTGTACGCTGGCAATTACTAAGCAATGAAAACGCCCATCCTAGGCCAAGCATATGTAGCCAGATCGGTTAACGAGGCGGCAAATCGTCTTGTCAACATGTTCCCAGAGATCGTGCCTGACGAGGGCAAGGAGCCTGCATTCTTCATGCGGGCGCCTGGATTGCGTAGGCTTGCGACGATTGGGACTGGGCCAGTTCGCGGATTGTGGGCTTTTGGCGGGTACGCCTATGTTGTCAGTGGACAAATTGTGTATAAGTTATCCACAGACTGGACGTACACGGCAATTGGAACAGTGTCAGGCACTGGGCCTGTCAGCATGTCTGACAACGGCATCCAGTTGTTCATTGCCTGCAATGGGCCAAGCTACATCTACAACGCTTCCACAAACGTATTTGCGGAGATCACGGACGGGGATTTCCCTGGAGCTTCTGTTGTTGGCTATCTGGACGGCTATTTCGTGTTCATTGAACCAAATAGCCAGCGCGTGTGGGTCACTAGCTTGCTGGATGGAACATCAGTTGATCCGCTAGACTTTGCCAGCGCAGAAGGCTCCCCCGACGGTTTGGTGTCAATGATTGTTGACCATCGAGAGGTCTGGCTGTTTGGTTCTAACTCAGTTGAAGTTTGGTATGACGCTGGGTTGACGGACTTCCCTTTGCAGCGCATTCAAGGTGCGTTCAATGAAATTGGCTGTGCCG